GAAGCATCGACACATCTCTTTAAGTGCATCCATATTATCACAACTTTCAATTTCTCTTGAGATTTTTTCATACTCAAAGAGTCTTGTTGTGGTTTCCAATTGTATGCTAGATGGGTCCATGTTCTTAATGTATTGTAATGAATTATTTAACCGATTATTTTTGAGTTTAAAACAAACGGAGTTAAACAATCCCATTTTATGATAAAGTTTGATTTTTGTATGTGCAGAATGAACAAATACTTTTTCTATGGTATATTCCTTACCAATAATTAAAAATGATCGTGGGTCATCATTATTGCCCCATTTGATTTGTTCTTCGGAGCAACCAATATACTCCACAGTATCATTCTTTTTCATCAGTCAAATACAGGAATAACATCATAATATCCCATATTCATCCAATAGCAATCAACTAGACGCAATTGCTCAATGAAATTGTTATTTTCATCAAAAGGATTTACTTTAGTAAAATCACTACAATATCTCACAACTTCATAAGGAACTATAGTTTTTTCCCAAGTAATCGGATCTTCAACATAAATTGGAATCATTGGTCTTTTATCTGATGCCCGTATTCTATCACAATTTTCTTGTGTGTGCTACCTCTGTCTGAACAGATTTGCTTATGTATCTTATAGTCTTTACCTTCATCTCCTAATTGATTTGCGAACTGATGCAGGAGATTCCAATTTAATTGCTGTTCCATAGTATCAATACAGATATTCTATTTAACACTATGGATTGTCTGGATCCATACCCAATTCTTTTAGATACTCTATCCACCAATCAGCATCCTTCATATACCTCCAATTAGGCACTTCTTCACCCCTTTCTACCACATAATACTGATACAACGCATCATCGATAGTCTGTGCGATTTCCATATTCTTCTTCCTCCTCATCAACGTCTTCATACGGGTTTTCCAAATATGGTCCTCTGGACCTATATTTTTCTCCTGAGACATACTTCTGCTCCTCATTAACTGCGGCAATCCATAATGAGAGTTTCATAATAATCCATATCAATGCCAGTGGGAAGAAACAAGCAACTAGGATTAGAGGTTTCATACTACTCCTTGTGTATGAATTTATCTATATCAGTATTATCCCAAATTAACTGGACTGCCATCTTATCACGCAGTTTATTAACTTTATCTACATCAAAATCAGAAAACTTACCACGTTTCTCAACTTTTTTATAGTAATGCAATGCATTGAGTATGATGGTATAGTCTTCTAATGTAAGATCAAATTTCACTTAAATAATCCCCTCTCCTTCATAAAGTTCAGTGTTTCTTTCATATCTCCAATGTGAGTATAACCTAAAGAAACTTGAGGGTATGTTGCTTCTGAACCAAATTCAGCCTCAAATGCACGTTGACTGAAATGTTGATTGAGTTGATACTCTAAGATTTCAATATTAAGTTCTTTGAGTAGAGAGGTCATTCTCTCACACTCTTGATTTCCATTTGTATAAATTACTGCTTGTTTAGTCACGTTGCCTCCAATCATCACTACGATCTTGTTTAAACCAGTCTGCAATTTCATCTGCAGTATCAAACCCCATCTTATAATTGGATGGGTCGGGGTCTCCTAATCCCATCCGATTACAAAAATCATCAATACTACCTTCCTGTATATCTCCAGCAGATTGACGACGTGCTTTGTTTAACATCTCACGAGCACTTGTATTTGCTTTAGCAAGTTTTTGTGCCCAAACAATATCTTCAAGTTTTACCTCTTCCCCGTTTGCAATACACTTACAAATGAACTCCAACTTCAGTCGGTATTGTGTTGATAACATAGTATCTTTTTCCCTATCTGATTATTTATTTTCCTCATAATGCTTATCAATCTTTGCTTTGAGTTCTTTTGCAAGTTTAAGATTTCTACGATATATGAGATGTTTTACAATTGGATTTGATGGGTCATTCTTTAACCACCATATTCTATAATCAACCTTTGACCTTATGAGTCTTACAGCATAATAAAATGCTGCGGCAACACTTTCATCAGTGACTACAAAATAAAGAACTGTCCCAAATATTAAAAGTATAATATATTGGGAAGTCATCAGTGAAACTCCTCATTTCTACGACGATCAAGATATTCAAGAACTTCTGCTCGCCACTCCATCAACTCAAAGAAACATTGTTGATTGTGAGAACATTGTCGCAATTGATGGTCTGGTTTGAGAACGCTCTCATAAAAGAGACCAAGTGCATCACGACGTTTCTGTTCTTTATCTGTCATAGAAACTCCTCAAGAGATGATGTTTTCTTTACTTTAGACGATTTTTTGATGTATGCAAGTGCTTGTTTATACGTTGTCACAGAATGCACTTGCCTACCATTATGTATAATGCAGAACCCTTTTTTCCCTATCCAAGGAATCGCAGCCCACATTCCGTCCTTTGACACATACCCAAAAGGATCCCCAACCTTTGGGTTGAGAATCCCTGGATTTGGTATATGAGGTTTGAGAAAATTACTCATCAGAAAAATGAAGCATTCACACTTACAACTTGTGCGTTAGGATTACGTGCCAATGCAACTTGACGTGCTTCTTGATAATCACGGGCGTGAACAGTCTCAGTAAAGACTTGACCAGCAACGTAGAGTTTGACTTTGCACTTCATGGTGATGTTCCTTTGATTACTTTAGTATTATAGCAGAGTGAGAGGAGTGTGGGAAGGCAGTGTGCCAGTATCAACGGCGGACCACCGACACAGCAGGTTCACCCTGCTTAAACACGGTGTCTACGACTGCCTGAACGGACTTGGCAGTGCTGATACCCACTTTATCATAGACAGGCACGCAGACCAGTCCAAAGGTCTTCTCAGTGCCTCCCAGACGGATCACACGACCGATTGACTGAGAGATTCCGATGTAGTCCATATTCCGCATGAACAGCACTGCCTCAAGACCAGAAACGTTGATTCCCTCACTCAGGATGCTGTGATGGAGCACCACGAATTTCTTAGAGGGATCCTTACCCCAAGCATTCAGAGTATCAAAGAATACCTCACGATTGACTTTCTGACCATCAATAATGGCGCCAGTCTTGGAAGTAATGTAGAGGCAGGAATAACCACGTTCTGCCAACTGAATACGGAAGTCAGACTCACTCAGCAGTTTGATAATCTGCTTAGTAGAACGTGCGGCAATCAGAATCTTATTCAGAGAGTTTTCGTCAATCGTATCCAAAAGATTCTGGCAATCACGATCGGCAATCATCTGCTTATCCTGAACCATATCCAGTTGCTTGACAACAACCTTAGGAGGAAGAATATAACCTTCTTCTACCAACTTAGGTGCAGGAACATTACAGATGACTTTACCGTAGACCTCAACATCATTCATACCTGGTTTGAAAACAGTGAGAGAATGCTTAGGAGTAGCAGTGAAGAAGTAACACCGATTAGAGTCAGCAGCAAAGTGCTCCGTAGCAGGGAAAAAGTTACGTTGGACCGAATTGTGCGCTTCATCAAAATAAATGGTGTTGACTTCAATATCAGATTCCTGCACTTTATGCAGAGAATGATAAGTGGTGAAGATGATAACATTCTCACCCGCAGCTCGTGCAGTGTTAGCAAACAAATGAATCTTCGAAGGATTCGTGCTGCTGAAGTGATGAGTCTCACCACTATGAACGTGCATAATGTGAGTGTGAGCAGTATCAATCAACTCAAGAAACTCACTGCAAAGTTGTTCTGCAAGAAGAATACGTGGAGCAACAACAACAAAAGTCTGACCTTTCTTGGACAGTTCCATGTTAGTGATTGCATCTTCAATCATACAAATGGTCTTGCCACCACCCGTAGGGATGATAACCTGACCTTTGTTGTTGTCCCACATCGCATTGACTGCTTCTTTCTGATGGGGACGCAAGGTGATGGTCAAGTGCTCTCCTGTTCGGTATAAAGTTATTATAGCAGAAAACCGTCCCCAGTGCGACCTGGTAGACGGTTCTTAAAGTGGCTTAGTCTCTCATCTTCAACCCAGACAAAGGTAGTCTACAGGGATTCTACAAGGTTGTCAAGCCCTTATACTTGTAGTATCATTACGGTGTAACTTTGTGTGTTTGCATTAGAAGGACTAAATGTGATTCTGAATCCTGTTGTTAGTTTTTGTGCCTCTGGAACTGTGTAAGATTCTGTGGTGCTTCCAACAGAAACCATTACCGTATAATTTGCCGATGATAGTGCAGTATCAAATGCAAAGTTTGCGTTAGTGGAGTTATTTGTTAATCCAAGATTATATCCATCAGAAGAAACTAAACTTCCACTATCAACAGTCGCAAATGCAACAACAAAATTTGGACTGACCAGGTTTCTAAATGATGATGCAGTATCTCTAACTTGAAGTTGATCTGTTGTCTTATTGTAAACAATAGCACCAGGAACAACACCATCGGGTGTAACTTTCTTTGCTTCATCATATCCTGTTGCTCCAGGAGTATCCCACAAATTCTGCATCAAATTGATCTCTGATTGAGTCAGAGATGGTGGAATAAAGTAGGAGTTCATCGTGGTTGATGCCGTTCCTACATCAAATATACTTCTCGCATAGTAAGTGTTGATACCAACTTTAGTCAGATATTTATTACCACCTGGAAGGAAACTTGCAGGTATCAATCCACCGTTTGTTGTTCCGAATCCTACGGTTGCCTGACCAACACCGGGAACCACCAATACATTATTAGTTATTAATGATGTTGAACCTGTTTCTACTTGGAAGTCTCCATAATCGACAAAGGGAACAACGGCACCATAGTCAATTGGAGAACTTGGAATAATTCGATCATCCGTATGTATAGATCCATCTGCCTTATCAGTGATTACAAGTCTTCCGGCAGTATAAAAACCATCTTTTGACCAAGTAGATCCTTCTACATGTGCTTTTAGTTGATTTGGTCCTGTTAAGAAACCACCATTACTTGTTGTTCCAATTCCAACTTCTCCACCAAAGAAAACTGTGGAAAGACCGGTATAACTAAAACTATTGATAATGTTTAATTGGTTAAACGTACTGATACCAGTAACAGTATTGAAGTTTTGATCATCACGAATTGGTATAGGACTACCATCACCGAAAGTAATCTCATTTGGACCACCTTGATTTATTGTAAGAATACCGGAAACTACTGCATTTTGTGAAATAAATGCATCACCACCAACTTCAAAGTTTCTTGTGAGCGGAGTGCCACCACGATTGACTCCTACTTTTCCATCATAGGTAACTTCAAATTGCTTGGTATTATCATACTTAACATTAAAACTCTCTGTAGTGCCTGTACCGGTGCCCTCGTGGAGGTTGATGCTTACACCACCTACATCATAGTTGTTGATGTCTAAACGTCCTGTGCCGGGTGTATAGAGGAACTGAGCACTACTATTACCAGCACCTACAGATTCACCAATACTTACAGATGAGTTTGTTGTACTCGTAACAACAAGACTTGCGGCAGTTGTTTTATCTATTCTAAGATTATCAAAAGTTCCGGAAGTTGAAGTTATAATCCCAGAAAATGTATTGGCAGTGATAATACCAGAAGTATTGGCACTAAAACTACCGGATAATGTGACTCCTAGTGCAACGTTGGCAGTGCCATCAAAAGATATTGTTTGAGATAATACGTCTCCAGAAACACTAAAGTCTCTTGAGTTTTCTAACTTAGTTGCTGTAGAAGCAACACCAGTTAAATCCCCTGTAAATGAACCATCAAATGTTGTGGCAGTAATGATACCACCAAACATTGTGATTCCAGTTCCTACTTTAAGTGTAGTGAAAGTAGATATTCCAGAAGAATCAATATCGGATGTGATTACATTAGGAAATCTTGCATCACTAATAGTTCCTGCAGTAATATTAGCAGCATTAGAAAGATTTGTTGCAGTCGTAGCGGTTCCAGTTACATTGCCAACAAATGTGGTGGCGGTTATGATACCCGAGACTATTATATTTCCATTTGTGATACCGACACCGACACCTGTTACAGGATCTAATCCTATCTGTAACTTATAAACTGGATTGGTGGTGCCAATACCAACCGATCTTGATACTGTATGTAATCCAACTCCTTGTGCTACCCAACCAGTTGTTGAGATTGCAAATACATTGGATAATGTAGATCCATCCCCATAAAATGAAACGGCAGTTACAATACCACTTGTAGCATCGAGATTAATATTTCCTACCTTAAGATCACCATAAAAATTTGCAGTTTCGGCAACACCTAAGTTTGTTGTGGTAGTGAGACCACTTATTTTTGCATTTCCGATAGCATCAATAGCTTCAGTTGGAATCGATGTTCCGATTCCAACCAATCCATTCGCATTTACAACGAAGTTATCATTATCAATTTGTACACCATTCCTAAAATTAAATGACTTTCTAATATTTGCCATTATTATAAGTTTTAGAGTTATTTATCTTGTAGTTTTTGCTCAATTACTTTCAAGTGCAGTTATTCTTGCAGTGAGTTCTTTAATTGCCTCTACAAGGAGAGGAACAACCTTATTATAATCAACTGCGAGATATCCATTATCTCTTGTTGTAACCGCTTGTGGAAGAATATTTGAGATTTCTTGTGCAATCAATCCAACGTCGTGTCCAGATTTGCCGGATAAACTATTCCAATCAAATGTATTACCACTAATTGAAAGAACCTTTGCAAGTGGATCTTCAATACGAGTGATATTGTCCTTCAGTCTTTCGTCAGAAGTCCAGAATGCTGTGATATCATCACTTACATTCAAAGTACCGGTGATTGTGGTATTAGTATTGATTGCAACATTAGAACCCGAGGTAGAATTTATCCTTAAATCACCAGTTATTGTATCAATAGTATTATCATCAGTAATTGCAATCTGAATATTACCAAATGTTCCAGCAGTTCCTGTTACTGTTTGAAAATTAACACTACCATTTACAGTCATATCTCCTGCAATGTTAGTATCTCCTCCAACATAAAGATTCTTATCAATACCAACTCCACCATCAACAACTAATGCACCAGTAGAAGTGCTTGTGGATTCCGTAGTTGCTCCAATATCAAGTTTGCTACCATTGAAAGTGAGATTAGCATCATCCTCAAGTGATCCATTAGTACCTGCAATAACTACACGGTTATCGGTTAAATCCGAAACAGTAGCGGATGCTAAGACCGATTCTCCTCCAACATAAAGATTCTTACCAATACCGACACCACCATCAACTACGATGGCACCACTTCCAGTATTATTGGACTGTTCAGTATTTGAAACTTTTAATTTGCCGGTTAATGATAATGCATTTTTAATTCTTACTTCACCACCAAATGTGACTGGTCCATCAAATTGTGAGAGAATTTGTCTAGAATCTCCACCCTCAACAATGATTCTCTCTTTAACAGTAATCTCGTCAAAGATTGCACTCAAACGTGCCGGATCTTCACCAGTTACTGTAGGAATCGGAGTATCAAATGAGGTTTCTTCACCAGTAGAAGAAGACTTCTTGGTATTACCAATATAGAAGTCACCTCTGTTGTTCATACCAGTGTAAACAACAATACCGGCAGATCTTTCTTGTGCTTGTGAGAGGAATTCTTCTCTCTCGGTCAGAGTTCTTGTCTGAACTTGTGGAAGACCTGTAGAATAGTTACCAGGACCATAACCAAGATATTCAAATGTATGACCTGATGCACGAATGATTGATGGTCTGCGGAATTCAACGGGAACTGGTCTGATCTTTTTAATCAGTGATGTATCAGAGTGTATTCCGACATTAGATGCAAATACTCCACGAAGAACGGTTATTTTATTGACTCCTGTGAGAGTTGAAGATGCAACTCTCATCACTTCATCATCAACCTGAATATAAGTTCCAAGTGGGAATCTTTCTGTGATTCCAACACCAGCTGCTGCACCAGAGTTTGGATGAGTTACCGGAATAAGTGTTGTGGTTAGACCAATAACATTTCCACTATTACTAATGGTTAGAGTATCTCCATCATAGAAGTATTGTTGTCTAGCAGCCAAGTTTTCCTGACTTCTATCAGATACTCCAGAGTTTGATGAGAAACTATGTTTGAATATTCTTGCAGGACTCGTTAGTTGAGTTGTGGTTGTGGCAGTAAATACTGTGGTGCTGATTCTTGATTTGACAAGATAATCACCAAGATTATTATTACTTGAATCAACAACTCTGAACTTATTACCTGCAACAAGACCGTGTGCTGATGAACAGGTGAAAGTCGTAGTGCCACTTGCAAAAGTAGAAGAACTTATGATAATGGAAGGACCTGTATTGAGAACGATGTGTCCTGCCTTCAGAATAGGATCACCAGTAGTTCTTGCGATTGCAACTCTATTGACTGTTGGAACATCCGTGATTCTATAATATGCATCAGAAATGGTTGAAATGCCAGTAAACTGAAGTGCCTCACCAATATTGGTAGTAATACCAGAGTTTGAAAGAGTGATATAACCATCTTGATTACCACCCATTGCACTGTTATCAAAGTAGAGTGTATCTCCACTCGAATAACCAGAACCAGGTGCCTGAATCTGGAAAGATTGAATCGTATTGCTAGTTACACTTACAATACCAGTTGCTCCATTCCAAGATGAATATGCAGGATCATTATAAAGTTTTACATTATAATATGTTCCGTTTGTTCT